GTGCGTGAGGTACACATTGTTTTCTACCTTCTTCTATACCTAGTCGCCTCACCCCACCCTTCTTCTATCTTCTATCTACTATTGACATCAGATGAGGATACCCCTATGATCCGCTGTTCACTCACATCAACACCGAGGTACAACATGGCATATTCCTACTTCCCGACTCAGAGTTCAGCAGAGAAATGGGTCAGAGAAAATCTAGACCTATCTATTGGACGTGTCACAATCGAAAGGGCATTCCACAAGACAGACGACAGAAAGCAATGGCTTGTCAATTATTCCTTGAGGGCTATAAAATGATCATATTAGAGCAGATCATCGGTTGGACTATAGCGGTATCGTTGACAGTTTCCACGGTAGCACTATCAGCTATTGTCATTCTGTTCGTTGTCTCAGTAGTCGCCAGAATCATACTTCAGATAAAAGGAGAGTAAAATGAAACGAGTACAGGTATATTACAACATTCGGCGTGGTGATTATTCGGTCCGTCAATCGGGCCGGGTAATTGATCATGTCGACTCTATTGCGCTATCTGATGTCCGTTTCAACGTAGCACCTGCTGGCCGTGATAAGGTCCGAGCTACTGGTGTCAAAAACGTACACGCTACCGTCTCGGGCTATTTGGACCTACACGCTATGATGAAGGATTGGAACTGTGACTATGTTGCGTACAATCCGTTCAAATATGATCAGTTTGTGAAAATCACTGCCCGTGCTTATGATGGTTTTGATGCAACCCCTGTATCATCTGCCGATTATGTCGAATTAATGCCGAACCGCGAAATCCGAGCATGGGGGGTCAAATGACACTACATTTATCTAAAATGTCTGGGAAGCTAACCGGCATACCAGCATACAATACAAACACGACTAGCAATGAGTTTTGTATACGTCAAAAAGATACAGATACCATATGCGGAGAATGCTATTCACACAGGATGTTAGCTACATACAGGAAGTCGTGTATCCCGGCATTCGAACGAAATTCGGTAGCTTTTGCGGAATGGATAGACTGGGCCGATTTACCATTTATAAATGCCGCTTTCGTACGACTAAACGGGCATGGCGAACTGATAAACGAAACTCATTTTGTCAATATTATCAGGCTTGCGCGTAAAAACCCGCACACCACATTTGCATTGTGGACAAAACGTGCCAGCATCACCCGCAAGTTCACTAAGCCATACAATGGCAAGAACTTGACGCTGAGAAGAGGTGTGCCAAATAATTTGATTCTCGTATTCTCAAATCCTAGAATTAACAAGGTAATTGGAGTGCCGCGAGGCTTCCATAAGGTGTTCAACAATGTATCAAAAGGCTCTACAGAGCCGCAGAACTGCACTGGCAAAAAGTGCATAGAGTGTCTTTTCTGTTACAGAAAGGACAGCGGAATAAACGTAATCGTGGAGCAAACCAAGTGAAATATATCATATTCGAAAAGGACAGACAGCGGTATTTGTCAATGCATGGGCAGATGGTAGGTATAAAAACTATCCCACCAAAGCACAAGCGCAAGAAGCCAACACGGCTCCCATCGTGCATACACGGAGTAACTCACAGAAGTCAACTGACAATGGACCATTATAGTAAAAGGTGACAGTATTGAGTAACTTCAATAAGGGCCCCGAAGGGCCCTTTCTTGTTCCACCGCGACGCATATTTTATGATGTTCCCGGTGCAAAAATCCAGATTATTCTCCAAAATGTAAGTGATTGGAGTTATTTTCATCGCGTAGTGTTGGCTCATCCATAATCTCCTACTATACTAACATATAAGCGGTAACCCTTTGATTACAAAGGAATGATTAGTAATAATGTTGAATGAGAAAGATGACTACCTGTAATAAGCGGCTACAACTCGACTGATTCCTCTATAAGCGGCTACAACTGGTACACTGATTCCTCTATAAGCGGATACAACTGAAATAAAAAGCTTGACAGGCCCTGGAAATCCATGCTATCTTCCTCTCATGGAATCAAGGTTGGTTCCAACAACTGGAGAAATAAATGAAACGCAGGAAAAAGAACGCATCTGAAAAGATGCAGGACATCAAGAGAACCCAAAAGGCTTACGAGGGAATGGCTAACGCCGTCGATAAATTCAAGGATGAGGTGTACACCTATGAGTGGGATGTTGGGAAAATTGGCACCTCTAGCTTCCATGAACTCTTCAACGGCAGGGATGAACTTGACTCGGCGAAGCTTATGCAGGGGGAAAGTCTGGTGGATGACACCTATTATTCGGACGGTAAGTTCGAAGGGATGGATGTTACCCTCATTGAGGAATATAAGAGTTGACAACAAGAGCTAAATCAATTATCATCAGATTATTGATAGGAGTTCCCACTGTTTCACTGCTTTTCTGGATTGTGTGGGAAGTGGCAAACACCCCTTACTGGTGAGGAAAGGTCTACTGGAGCCAGAGAAGGCTAGATTGCGTGTGATTAATGCCGCACTAAACTGCATGACCAAGTCCCGGGCAAGACTAAAACTGCCCTTCGTTTCATGGATGTTCCTCCTGGTGAGCCCTGAGCAAGGCTTAAAAAGGCTCTTTTTTATATGAGAAAAGGAAGTCGAAAAATCAAAAGCCGAGGACTCAAGAGAGCCTTGGCTATTCTGCGTGGAATTGAAAAAGAGAGGGTTGCCTGTATCAAGAATGCCTCTCAGATAGAGTTTGAATCACTGCTCAGTAGAGCTTTAAATCAGATAGAAAACATCAAGAGAATAGGTAGGGATAGGTATGCAGAAGAAGGCGACTCTGCTATCATTCAAGCATGGAATGTCTACAGTAACCTACAGAGAAGTAAGAATGACCCGGCGTTTTTCATGGATAACACCCGTAACAGGCCTGGACGGGTTATTCATCAGGGCAGACCTGCATCCGTAAGATGGGACGCTGCCGCCATGATGGCAACCACACGCTTCAGGGGTTATCAAGACACATGGTGGAGGCCGCCACCCAGAAGGTCACAAGTTAAACACTACACTCAAGAGGAAATAGAACGTGAATTCCCCGACAAAATCTATAAAAGACGCTGAATTGATCATCGGCGCGGCCATCCTCGACATGAAGGATATGGTCAAGGCGCTAGAAGATAACCTAAATATTATGAATGAAGACGAGATATGGGACGCTGCCCAAGGGTTATTGGGTATCGGTAATGAGGTATCTCAGTATGGAAACTGCCTGCTGAAGTCCCATTCGGAAATAGAGGAGTGGTTGTGGCGATACCATGAGGCACAACTGGAGGTATCAGTATGGGCCTGATTGACCAAGAAGAACTCAAGAAGTACGGAAGAATATCAGACGCGCAGAGAAACATTAGGGAAAGCGGGGAGTTTATTGACGACGTTCTAGACCGCTTCCTGAACGGTACTCATCTAACTGGTATTAAACTTCCCTTCAGGCTGTTCGAAAACGTATTCAGACTGCGTGAGCAGGAGACAACTGTCCTAGCGGGAATAAATGGAGCCGGAAAAAGCTTATTCGCCGGGATGGTCATATTGAATGCGATAAATCAGGGTTACCCATGCCTGTCAATATCCCTAGAGATGAGCCCCCAATCGCAGGTGGCCAGGATGGTAAGGCAAGCAACCCTTCAGGCAACCCCCTCGATGGACGGGGTTCTTGAGTTTGCAAAGTGGTGTAAGGGAAATCTGTACTTCTATGACCAACACGGCTCTGTGGACCCTAATACCCTGAACTCTGTCATCCGCTATTCGGTGGCAGAATATGGGGTCAAATTTATTCTGGTGGATTCGCTTATGACAATGTCGTTCGCTTCAGATGACTGGAATTCACAAAAGGCGGTAGTTTGCAGTCTAGCTAACGCCGCCAGGAATCTGGACGTGCATATTATGCTGGTCTGCCATGCCAGGAAAGGTAATTCAATCAAAGACCGGCTAGATAAGTGGTCTGTAGCTGGTTCATCCGATATAACAAACCGGGCAGACAACGTAATTATACTTGGCAGAGAGTACGAAAAGGACGGAGCTGATGCCTACATGAGCCTGTGTAAGGCGCGACATTGGGATGGTGCGGAGATGGACCTTGATCTGGTCTTTGATATGCCCTCCCTGAACTACTACGTGCATGATGAATTCCCCAAACAATTCTGTGATAGCGTAAAACCAGATGGTGTTGTTGGGGAACTGGACAGGGCTGCATTAAATGGCTAATTGGAAAAGGTTTGAAAGACGAGTGGCAGGAAGAACCGGCGGGAAGAGAATACCTATAACAGGCAGGAAAGGTCTCGATATTGACCACCCTGTGCTGGATATGGAATGCAAGTACCGCAAAGAACTACCGGCATGGCTCTTCAAGGATGCTTGGAGGCAGGCGAACGAGGGGAATGGTATCCCCACTATAGTGGTTGGAGAGTATAATAATTCCCAGATTTGGGCTATTATTTCACTCGATGATCTTGTTACATTAATACGAAAGGAGTATAATTGTGAGAAATATGATGATCAGCCCGTTGTTTAATATGATGAGAAGTATACGTGATCCCTTCGATGTCTCTTGGAATGACGCTTATCAGCAGTCGATGATTCCAGAAGATGGTGCAATAATCACCAAGACAGAGATGGTCACCAAGAAGTACCGTGTTAAACATGGAGAGGATGGTTCCATAAAGTACGTTCCTATAACCATTGAAGAGGGAAAAGATGAATAAAGTAGAAGTAGGCTTAAAGCGTCCGTTTGAATTATCGAAACTCAGATGGCGCAAGGGGCATGGTAGTGGTGAGTTGGTATACATTACCGCTAGAGATGTCATGGACCGACTGGACCAAGTTTGTGGTACGGATGGATGGATGGATGAGTACGCATACATCGGTGGCCGTATGGTGTGTAAAATCTCTATACTCACCAAAAATATGTGGATCAGCAAGTGTGATGGAGCTGACGACTCAAACATAGAAGGCGCGAAGGGTGGATTGAGTGATGCCTTTAAGAGGGCTGCGGTTAAGTTCGGAGTCGGACGCTATTTATACCACCCTAACGCATTCAACAGTAAGAAAGAACCGGCTCCTTGGGCTACTCCAGAGGGGTATGACAAGCTTATGGCTGAGAGGGAAGGTCTTGAGATTGTTCAGTTTAAGGAAGCCTTGAAGGCGGCAGCATAGGAGGAGATATGTTTAGAACGGAACTAGGAGAGAACATCTTCAAACAGAAGTATGCCTCGAATCCCTATGAAACTTGGGAGGATAGGGCCAATACCGTAGTTAATTGGGTATGCGGCAATATGGATGGGGCAAAGAATAACCTGATGGGTAAGGCAGACAGGGATCAACTGGCTAAATACATCACCGAGTTTAAGTTCATGCCCGGTGGTAGATACCTGTGGTACGGGGGTAGAGATGCCCGGTTCTTCAACAACTGCTATCTTCTGAGGCTTGAAGAGGATACTAGAGAAGAGTGGGCTGCTCTCACGCAGAGGGCAATGTCTTGCCTTATGACCGGCGGTGGGATAGGAGTCGATGTTTCGGTGTGTAGGCCGTCTGGAAGGCAGTTGCGACGTACAGGAGGGGTTGCCTCCGGGCCCCTTCCTCTCCTGTCCACTTTGAATGAAGTCGGCAGGAATGTCATGCAGGGTGGAAGTCGGAGGTCTGCCCTGTATGGCTCCCTCTCATGGCAACATGAGGACGTAAGGGAGTTCCTACGCTACAAGAACTGGCATGATATGCCACTGCCGGGCTCTAATGCTTCTTTGGCTGAAGCAAAGAAGCTAAACTTTAACTTCCCATGTCCATTGGACATGATGAATATCAGTCTGAATTATGATGACTCTCTGTTTTATAACGGAGACAACGATGTATTCTATGACAACTGCCGACAGGCATTGATGACTGGAGAACCAGGGTTCTCATTTAACTTTGGGAATAAAGCCACCGAAACATTGCGTAATGCCTGCTGTGAAATAACATCATCTGATGACAGTGATTGCTGCAATTTAGGCTCAGTCAACATGGCTAACATAGAGTCCATTGAGGAGTTCAAGGATGTGGTGAACCTGTCAACCAAGTTCTTGGTCTGCGGGTTAATCAGGGCACAGTTGCCATACAAGAAGGTGGAGATGGTTCGGCAACAGAACAGTCGTATCGGTTTAGGTATCATGGGGCTGCATGAATGGCTCCTGAAGCGCGGCTATGTGTATGAATTTAATGATGAATTAAGGAAGTGGATGCGCTGCTATGAAAGCGAATCAGAGAGGTCAGCTAATGAACACTGCGATAGGTTGTATCTCAGTCGTCCAAAAGGATACAGAGCTATAGCCCCGACAGGTACCATCAGCATCCTCGCTGGCACCACCTCTGGTGTGGAACCAGTCCACTCGGTGGCATACCGCAGACGCTACCTTGCAGATGGAACCAAATGGAAGCATCAGTTTGTTGTTGATGGTACGGCAGAAGCTCTCATCAATGACGGCGTAAAGCCCGGGCAGATTGAGTCAGCTATAGACTTGGCTGCTGATCCGGAGAGAAGGATACGCTTTCAGCATGATCTACAGAAGTACGTGGATCACGCTATCAGCTCGACAATAAACCTTCCCAAATGGGGAACCGAGTTGAATAACGAAGATAAGGTTCCAGAATTCGCTAGGATAGTAAAGAAATACTGTCAAGGGCTGCGCGGTCTAACCCTTTACCCGAGTGAGTCCAGGGGTGGTCAGCCAATCACGGCAGTGCCTTATGAGGAGGCTCACGCAAAGCGCGGGGTTGTTTATGAGGATAACAGTGACGAGCAGTGCTTGTCTGGGGTTTGCGGTATATGAGTATACCGAAACATAAGAGGTGGGAACATAAGCCGTACACTAGGTGGGTAGCTACGCACTCGGGTAAGTGTGCGGCGTGTTCCATACAAGATAATACTATCTCACCCCACCATCTGAAGCACATCTACGCTGGGTTATCAGGTGGGATGGGGTATAAGGCGTCGGACTGGTTGACGACTCCTTTATGCCACTCTTGCCATACGAAACTCCACGGTGGAGATAGGTGGCTTATAGAGTATCAACCATTTATGATACTATCAACGCTTGACATAGCATTCAGAGATGGTATCATTGTATGTACGCTTCCCAAAATCGGGGAGGATTTAGATGATTAAATACAGAGGTGAAGTAGATACAGAAACAATGGGAGAGGCCCTTGAAGAAATTGAAGAAACTGGTCCGTTATACGCTAAAGCTAA